GAGGGGGTTCGAAGGGTGACCCCCTTCGGGGGTCAAAAGGGGTGGCACCCCACCCCGACCCCCCCACCCCGAACCCCCACTGGTTTTCGACCTCGCCATGAAAAACCTACATCACATCGCTCAACTCGAAGCCGCCTACATCGCCCTCTGCCTCCAAGAGGCACCTCTGGAGGAAGTCAACAAGGCAAGGCAGGCCCTTGAAGACGCCGAAGGCGACGCCTATCGTGAGGTCTTCACCGCCCTGACTGGCGGCGAGACCTTCTAACCCCCCCGACCCCCTACCCCTCTTCGGGTTGCACCCCGAAGGGGGAAAAGGGAACCCCCCCCGACCCCCCCACCCCCCGACAGGGGGGGAGGGGGTATCCCTTTGAGATTTTTTTCCCAGCATCGTTGGGTTGGGGGGTGGGTTGGTTTTGGGCAACAGATGTCAAGGCTTGCGTAGAATCTGCCTATCTAATCTACGCATCATCCTTGTGGGTAAACAGCGATGCTTTAGGCATCGCCAACCCATCCCCGCTGACGCCGGGGATGTTAAGGGGTTGACGCTGGGAGCGGCAAGCCGAAAGAGCTGTGAATAGCGTTCTATTAGTCTAAGTGATGAGTTGATAAGAATCTCTAATGGCTTGACTCATATGTGGAATGTGGGAGTGTGGGTGTATGGATGCGATGAAAAATGGGATTGGCGGCGAGGTTGCTGAGGCGAACCTGCGTGAGGCATTGGGCCTGAGTCGTGTAGAGATGAAGAAGCTGAGGGCGAAGGCACCTGCTGGTGGCTGTTATCAGTCTGGAGAGAAGCAGGGTGGTAAGCCGAAGGCTCTGTGGCCTTGGTACTGGAACAAGGAGGCTGTGGCTTGGTTGTCCAAGGAGATTGGGCTGCAGCTGGAGGAGAAGAAGGAAATGGAGTCTAACGTCAAGGAAGCTTATGTTGTTGTCACGAAGTGCTCGTTTCCCAATAAACGCATATTCGAAGCACAGATTGACGACTTTGCCCTTATGATGATTCAGTGTAAGGACAGCAGGAAGCTGAGACCTAAGCAGCGTGTCAAGGTTAAATTTTCTAATGGGGTGGGGTATCTTGTTTCTGATAGAAGCGGGAGGGCCAAGTGAAGAAGAAGAAGCGTGTCAATGTCGAGCAGATGGAGGCCGCTATGCATCAGGCCACTGGAAAGGTTGTCAAGGATTTTGAAATCGACAGCTGCCTCCAGATTATGTTCTTTGAGGGAAAGGCCAAGATTGCCGTCTTTGTCAATGGTGACGAAAGCACTGAGAAGATGTATGATGTCATGATTGACTCACTGCAGGCCATCATGGAAGGCATGGGTAGCGACTTCACCACATACACGGACGAGAACGAATCCCTGAATTGACATGACTTTTGCCACTGTAGCTCAATTGGTAGAGCGGCTGCATTGTAAGCAGCTTGTTGCGGGTTCAAGTCCTGTCTGTGGCTCCATTTACGGCTCCGGCCTCTGGGCAACTACGCTGGAGTCATTCTTTGAGGGGGATTGGCTCAACGGTACAGCACTCGGTTTGCATCCGAGAAACAGGAGTTCGATTCTCCTATCCTCCACCTTTAGAGGGGTGGCAGAGCGGTCTATTGCGGCGGTCTTGAAAACCGTTAGGGCTTATGGCCCACAGGGGTTCGAATCCCCTCTCCTCTGCCATTTTAAAACAGACTTTAAATTAGTCAGCTCTAGACTTTTAATTGGTCAGGATGCCGAAGAAGCCGAGGCCGCAGTTTGCAACCCTGCTATAAGTGGGTGCGAGTCCCACCCTGACCTCCATTTCCCTTTAATAAGCCTTGACCTTATTAATACGAAAGCTCATTCACGTTAATAAGGCTTGACACTATTAACACCAAAGCCAATTCACGTTAATAATAACACCCATTAGAAAAACTTATGGCAACATACAAAGGTAAGAAGGTTACACTGAACAAGCCGTTCCGCACACCCGGAGGCCCGAAGAAATCTGCGGTCTATGTCAAGGACGGCAGTAAGACTAAGATTGTGCGTTTTGGCGACCCGAACATGAAGATTAAGAAGAACATCCCAGCCAGAAGGAAGTCTTTCAGGGCTAGGCACAACTGTGCCAACCCCGGCCCGAAGACAAAGGCTAGATACTGGTCCTGCAAGGCTTGGTAAGCATGTTCAATCCCACGAAGCATCCTGTTTTGATTGCTCCCACAGAGGAGCAAATCAAGACTATGGTGGACAAGTTCGGTGCCGACAAGACCGCCGAGATTCTTCAGCTGCGTGAGGACAAGATTGCCTCGGAAAAGCTTGACCCATACCGCCACGGCTACGAGCCAAGCCACTGGAAGATAGCGGATGAGCTACTGAAAAGCAAGCAGGAGGTGCTTATTTTAGGTGGCAACCGAGCTGGCAAGACTGAATGGGCGGCAAAAAGGGCCATCCAAACGCTTGTCAATATACCCAACGCACGAGTTTGGTGCCTTCATACCACAAACTCCTCATCCATTCAGATGCAACAGGATGTGATGTACAAATATTTGCCTCCTGAGCTGAAAAACGCCAGAAAAACCAAGATTACCAACATATCTTACTCCCAGAAAAACGGATTTTCGGACAATACCTTCATTTTGCCCAACAAAAGCCAGTGCTTCTTCATGAATTACGCTCAGGACAAGAAGGTCATCGAGGGCGGAGAGGTGGATTTGATATGGTGTGACGAACTTGTGCCTCTTGACTGGGTTGAAACGCTGCGGTATCGAATTGTTACACGCCGAGGCAAGTTGATTCTCACCTTTACACCTATTTTTGGCTACTCACAGGTTGTCAAGGAGTATGTTGCTGGCTGCAGCTTCAAGAAACACCTGCCTGCAGCACTCTTGGACAACGATAAGATACATGTTCAGGGTTGTCCTGCTGGAACAATGCCACTTGTGGCTGACTGCATGAACAGAAACAACGGAGTGATGTGGTTTCACTCACAACTTAACGACTACAGCCCATTTGAGCAGCTTTCCAAGATGTTGGAGGGCAAGAACAACCACGAAATCAAGATTAGAGCTTACGGATGGGCCGAGAACACATCTGGAGCACAATTTCCCAGATTCGGTGATGTTCATATCATCCCACAAGACAAAGTTCCCACAGAGGGCACACACTACATGGTTGTTGACCCTGCTGGTGCTAGAAACTGGTTCATGCTATGGTTGCTTGTCGATGAGGACGGCAACTATTACATCTATCGTGAATGGCCCGACATCGGAATGGGTGAATGGGCACTTCCGGGCGAAAAGCCTGACGGAAAGATGGGTTCAGCACAGAAGAACGGTGCTGGCATGGGACTTGACGATTATAAGAAGATTATTCGACATATGGAGGGAGATGTGTCGATTGCCGAGCGTTATATCGACCCTAGGGCAGGTGCTACCCAAGCCGTAAATCACGATGGCGGCACATCACTCATAGAACTCCTTGACCAAGGCGAGGAAGGCATGTTCTTCCAACCAGCTGCAGGTGTAAACATCGAACAGGGCGTGGCTATAATAAATGACTTGCTCTACTGGAATAACTCTGAACCATTGTCTCCAATCAACCAACCAAAACTATATGTCTCAGAAGAATGCAAAAACCTCATATTCGCTATGCGTGAATGGACAGGACTTGACGGTGAAAAAGGTGCCTGTAAAGACCCTATCGACTGTCTCAGATACCTCGCAGTCATGGAACCAGCCTATCTTGGAGGGGAAGCCAACAAACCCAGAGGAGACTCGTTTTCTTACTAATCTAAAGTGGCCCATATTGCTCACAAAGAACATGGCATCCGAAATGACAGGTCTTGATGCACAATATCTCGACAAGCTCAGGAAGCTAGGCTTGGTTAAGGTTTACAAGACGCTTGGTGGTCAAAACAGATTTCACAGGGACTCGCTCGTGAGACATATCGAAAGCAACTTAACACATGGAAACAGATTACAAGGGTAAATACGACAAGCTGGCTAGGTCCAGCGAAACCCCGGATATAAAGGAGCTTGTCCTTGAGCTTCAACGCTCGGTGTTCCACGGCAGCAACCTTGCCGAGACATCTGAGAATGACGACCTTCGTTTTTGCAAGTGGGATGGTCAGTCCCATGACGGCAAGAAGCACAGCGAGATGCGTGACGATGGAAAGCCAGCGTTGCCTTTCGAAGGTGCCTCTGACGTCCGCATCAGGCTAATTGACCGTGTTATCAACGAGTACGTTGCGTTGTTCATGAACGCTTGGAAGTCCAGCCAAATCAACGTCACTGGCGTGACCGTTGACGATGGCCCTTATGCAAAGTCAATCACAACGCTCCTAAACCACATCGTTGTAAACCGAATGCGTTCAGAGCTTCGCTCCGAGCTTGAGATGTGGGCACAATGGGCATTGCAGTACGGCTGGTCAGTGATGCATGTCACTTGGGAACAGGTTCTCGGCCTAAGACCGCAGCGTGTCACATATGCCGAAATCGAACAGGCAGTGTCAATAATTTCACAAAGCGACCCAAGCTCACCAGCTGCAAGACTGCTTGACAACATCAAGAATCCTGATGAGGCATCAATTGCAGCATCGATAATCAAGCAGGTTCTCCCTCTCGCAAAGGACGAGGAGCTTGTTCAGCTAATTGACGACCTTCGTGAAAACGGCGAAGGCAAGATTTATGTCGAGACGGTGGTGAAGAACCTTCCTTCCGTCACGGCCCTCAAGCCGTATGACGACATTGCATTCCCCCCGGAGACAATCGAGCTGCAGAAGTCTCGTGTAATATTCCGCAGGTTGTTCATGAACGAGGTTGATATCCGTGTAATGGTCGGCTCTGACGGATGGGACGAGGCGGCTGCTGATGAAGCCATTAAGACCGCAGGGAACAACACTTGGTTCAACAACCCAGCCGTACGTCCACGAATGTCGGAAGAGGTTTCGGACCCCTATCTCGCAGACAATCTTGTCGAGATAGTTTACGCTTATGTCAGACAGGTTGACGAAGAGAACAAACCTTGTATTTATTACACCGTCTTCTGCCCCAACTGCGAGTCTGACAACCTTTACCTGAAGCACGAGAAGCTTGATTACGCACACGGAATGTATCCGTTTGTTGCCCTTAGGAGCGAGAACGTCAGAAAGGCGTTTTCAGATGCAAGGGGTGTCACGGAAATCCTGATGACCGAACAGGCCGAGCTTAAGGCACAGCATGACGCCCTGCGTGACAGGGCTTCAATGGAAACAGTGCCTCCGATGCTTGTTAAGAGACGTGCACTTGGCGTAAACAAGATTGGTCCGGGGATTCAGATTCCAGTGACATCTGGTGATGACTTTGCATATCTGGCACCTCCCACTGGCTCCCCGGCACTTGCGTTTAACCTTATTCAGCAGGTCGAAAAGAACGCAGCGAATTACTACGGACTCATCAGCGAGCTTATTCCGCAGACAAAGAGCCAGCTTATTCAGCAGGTCAAGACGGATGCATTCCTTGAGGCCGTCACAGACATCTACACAATGGTTGTCCAGCTTTCGCTGCAATATATGCAGCCTGAGGAAATCGAGCGTATTGTTGGGATGCAGATTCCTTACGGAATCAGGGACATTGCCGAGCGATTTGACTTTGAGGTCAAGTTTGACGTCCGAAACATCGACAACGAGTATGTCATGAAGAAACTGCAATCCATTATGCAGTTTGTCATTCCTCTTGATACAGGTGGCGTGATTGATAGAACCAAGTTGGTCAAGATGTTGGTCGAGGCTATCTCGCCAGACATCGCAAAGGAGGTTGTAATTGACCAAGCTTCTGCATCGCAGAAGATGTATAACGAGATTCAGTCGGATGTCGTGAAGATGCTTCTCGGCCTTGAGCCTCAGTATGTCGAAAACGACCCCACTGCCCCGACAAAGCTTCAATACCTTCAGGATATTATGTCAAAGTCCACGAAAGCCCAGCAGATTGTCCAATCAGACCAGATGGCACAGATGCTTGTCAATAACTACGCTAAGAACCTCCAGATGTCTGTCATGCAACAGCAGAACAAGCAAATCGGCAGAACTGGCGTGACACCTGTTCTTGACAAGGTTGCTCAGGAGGGCATGCCCCAACAATGAGCGGCGTTGACAAGGAAGCGTTCTCTTTTAGCGGTCCCAACCCTGTCTGGGACAACGTTGTCATTCTTTTGAAGAATGCTGTTGATAACGAATCAAGCTATGCGATTGGTGAACATAGGGATGAGCATTCTCGTGCTTGGGCATGTGGAAGAGCATCATCACTAAAGGATTTCCTGTCATTGCTTCAGGAATACAGGGATGAAAATCGCACTGACACTTAAAAAACGTTATATTTTAGGAACCAGACTTGATTTGTCGTAATAAGCATCTCATATCGGTCCCATAGCTTTCTGCGAAGCTCAATAAACGCTGAAGACAGTCTAATCACTAGTCTTGCTACTAACTTAGCATGGAAACAAACGAAAACGGCGATATCCCAGCCCAGCCAGTAGGCGAATCGGGTGTTAGCGAAGCAGAAGCTGACTTCGTGAATGAAAACAAGCTGAAGGATTTCTTCCTGACGCAACTTGAGCCAGACAGCGAAACTCAACAGCAAGTGCCCTTGGCTGATACGGAGGGTGAAGTCCAGTTTGCGGATACGCCAAGTTTCTTGACGGACTCCGATAACTCTGGCGAAGAAGTTCTTTCAGAAGACAGTCAGGATGAAGAGGTCGATGACGGCCTTTCCAGAAACGTCCAAAAGCGTATCGACACCTTGACGGCTAAGCGTAAGCAGGCCGAAGAGGAGGCAGCAAGGTTAAAGACCGAGCTGGATACGATGAAGGCTGAAGTGGAAAAGGCAAAGTCAGGTTCGGAAGGAATTGTCATCAAGTCGGACCCTGCTAACCCTTACGCCCATCTCAACACGATTGCTGAAATCGAGAACGAAGCTTCTCAGGCAAGGTCGGTTAGACGCTGGTGTGAGGAGCATTCCGAGGGGGTGACATGGACTGACGACCAAGGTGTTGAGCGTGAATATACGTCTGAGGATATCAAGCGTATCAAGCTGAATGCCATCGATGCTCTAGAGGAACATCTGCCCAAGCGTATGAACTACGTTCACAACAAGGGCAAGGTGGACCAAGTTGCAGAGACTGAATATAAGTGGTGGAAGGATAGAAGCTCCAAGGAACGACAGATTGCTGAAGCGTTCATCAAGGCTCTTCCCGAAGTCACTAGGTTCCCAGACTACAAGCTGTGGATTGGAGACCTGATTCAGGGTATGCGAGCTAGAGAGGCCAGAGCCAGCGGTTCACAGCCGAAGGTCAAGGCACCTGTTCAACCTAATGGTCGTGCGATGCCCCAAGCCAGAAAGTCGGATGCAAGTTCTGACAGGGCACTCAACCGATTCACCAAGACTCGCTCGCCTGAGGACTTTGCAGCAGTAATTGCGTCCAGATTCATCTAACACCCAAATCAAAAAACTAACATGGCAAAGCTCACAGAACCCAACATCCCCGCAGGTAAGAGAGAAGACCTTGCGGACCTTATCGTCCTCCTCGATGCTAAGCAGACACCTCTGCTTTCAATGACCAAGAAGGGTGCAAAGCCCGGTAACACCCTCATGCGGTGGCAGGTCGATTCACTCCCCGATGCTGAAGTCAAGCAGGGCGTGGTTGACGGCACCGATGAAGACCTCGCAAACGTCAAGAACTTCGTCAAGGATGGCGAAGCTCAGTACCGCTACGAGCTGTCGAACCACATTCAGGAGTTCCGCAAGACCGTCCGTGTGTCCCCGCTGACACTCGACATTGCGAACACCGCTGGTGTGCGTGACGAACTCTCCAACAACATCGCCAAGGGCACACTGATGCTCAAGCGTGACGTTGAGAAGACCTTCTCGTCTGCCAACCTCCCCAAGGCTGACAACGGCGTCAATCAGGGCTACGTTTCTCGTGGTCTCGATGCATGGGTCAAGAACGACTACGCTGGCGACACCTACCTGACCGTTCCGACACAGTTCCGCACCCCTGTGGAATCAATCGACACGACCCCGACAGCTGAGCTGGCGGACGTGAACATTCAGGACGTCCTGACCTCCATCTACGACAACACTGGTATCATCCGTGACTACGACCTCCTCTGCGGCACCGCCCTCAAGAGAGCGTTCACGAATCTCACCAACTCCACCAAGGTGGAAGCTGGCGAAGGTGCTGCCGTCAAGGTCCAGACATTCAACCGTGACGCCTCAAGCTCACAGTTTATCCAGTCGGTTGACTTCTTCGAAGGCGACTTCGGCTCCCTCCGTCTCCACACCTCGCACTTCCTAAAGGCGACCAACGTTGGCTACGTCATTCCCTTCGACCTGCTCGAAATCCGCTACGGCGGCGACATCGCAAGCATCTCGGAGCTGACCGACAACGGCGGTGGCCCTGCAAGGCTCATCAAGACTGTGGCCTCGCTCTGCTGCCACAATCCTCTGGGCTTCGGCAAGTTCGACCCCTCGGCTGACTAATCGGCTAATGGCTGACCTCATCTCCAGCCTCTCGCAGGTCATCCCCCCTGAACTCGTCAAGAGCGTCAGGGAGGAGCTTGTGAGGGGTTGGAGAATGAGTGAGGTCGAGGCTTACAAACAAGCGGACAAAATCGCCCAAGAGAACAAGAACCGTGAGGGGAAGGTTCTCAAGGGCGGACTCCGCATGAAGATGCGTGTCCCTGCGGACGCTTTTCACTACTGGGGAAACAAGTTTAAGACATACGACTGCTGGAAGGATTCCGAATTCCAGAAGGACTTCATGAAGGCCAACCCCGGCCTTGTCGTGAAAAACGAGAAGAAAACAACCGTAAATGGTGCACTTCTCGACAAAAACGGAAGAATCATTCAATGAGGTCAATAGACTATTCGACAATTCTATTCCAAGCCATGCAACTTTGCGGTTTGGACAGAAGTGACTTCAATGAGTACACTTTTTCACAGCTTAGAGACATGGCTTCTGCTAGGCTTAGGGTTATATGGGAATATGATAGATGGCCTGAGCTAATCAAAATAGAGAAGGTCAATACCACAGAGGTTGACGGTGCTGTTTTCTTCAATATTCCAGACAGTTACGGAGAAATTTTTGCAGTATATACTGCTGACCCATCGGCAACAACAAGGGGTCTTTTGGTTGGTTTTGACATTCAGCCGACATCATCTGGAAACAAATGCGTCCTGTCTCGAAAGCTAAGCGAGGTCTGGGTCGAATATAGGTCTCAGCCGCCTCAGCTCTTTGGAGACCTTTATAACTCTATGGTCACATATGAGCCGGGTTCACAGATGTATTTTGACTCAGGCTCAAACGAGGGTGTTTATTTCCCAAAGCCGGGGAATTCGTACAACGGAAACTTTTGGGTTTGCAAGGTTCAATCAACAGACCAGCCCCCTCACCTGAACCCCCAGAACTGGGAGAAAATAAAGATTCCCTATATTTTTGGAAACTATCTTGCAAGAGCAATCAACTCTGACTACTACAGGTCCGAGGGCATGCAGGAACTGGCAACACAGGCAGAGGAAGAGGCAACGGCAATGCTATTCCTTGAAATCGACAAGATTGCAAGACAGCAAGGCATCTCAAGAAAAATCAACTTTATAAACCCTTACTAAAATGAGCGACATTGAATACAGCGGCCCTTTTATCAAGAAGTTCTACTCTGCCACATACGCTGGTGGTCGTGGAGCTGACAACCCTGCTTCTGGAACGGCTTTTAATGAGACCGTTCCTGTTGGGCAGAAGCGTGTTTATCTTCTACTTCAGAACTCAACAGCTGGAGAAATTACGGTCACATTTGGCGACTCAAACGGAATTGGAATTGTTCTTTATCCGGGTCAGTCTGCAACATTTGACAATTTTAACACTGCGTTCACATCGAGCAGCGGTTCACTCAAAGTCTTCGAAGCATTTAACTAATGAGCATCAACATTGAGTCAAAGCCTGAGATGAATGTCGTCAATGTTGGCGATGAACTCACTCAGAACCAGATTAACGCCATCAATGCTGGCTCTGGGCCTACTACGGCTAACCCCTTCCTGACAGCCTCCGCTGGCAACGCCGCTTATGCTGGCCTGACAGCCAACAACACGCTGACAGGGACACAGGTTTACAACATCAACTCCGCTGGAACTGGTTTCCGCATCACTCATACAGGTGCTGGAGAATGTTTTAGGGTGGAGGACGAAAACC